ACCTTATGTGCGGAAAAATGGAATAAGTTAACATTTAATGCGCATAAAAGTGTGGTTTGTGTAGACTTAAATGAACAGGAGAATACAGATGAAACTAAATGAATTGTTGAGTGAGATTGAGATTGATGACTCGGAGTTGCGGAATGCAATAGACGCCATTGTAGATAGCATATTAGTCTCTGAGTTGAAAGCATGCCGTCAACGTAGAATAGAGGACTACCTATCTGTGAAGGATGGTGTATCTAGAAACATTTATGTGTACGGTGATCTTGAGCAGGATGCATTTGAAATCAGTAGACGGATTGAAGCTATTGACATGGTCTTAGATGAATACACTGTAGATCACAAGCCATTTGACTTTGAATCAGTTGAGTGGTGGGATGATGAGGAGGGATTGAATGACTAAGCATTGGCGTGATGCCATGAACGAACGCAATCAGGACTGGATCAACAGTCGTGAAAAGCCAAAAGAAATTGTAACTAAAGTCTCCAATCAAAAGTATCGTGATGGGTGGGACAGAATCTTTGGAGATAAGAATGGAACTGGCACTACTAAAGAGCCTACTAAGTAAAGAATTCTACGATGAGTTCAAAGGTGATAAATGCCCACACAAATTATTCAGTAAGGATCTGAGTAAGATCAAAACACTGATTGATGAGGCGATGGATAAATATCGTCGTGACCTCACAGTCAATGAGATTCAGGGATTGTTTTTTGCATCAGATCCTACACTGACCTCCGCACAAAAAGATGTGTATGATCGTGTGTTTACCAAACTGCGCAGTGAGACAGCTATTGGCAAAGATGTAGCCAGTGATATTTTATCTAAACTTTTTCAGCAGTACCTTGGCGAAGAAGTTGCGAACATCGGCTTTAACTTAGTCAATGGCACGCAGACATCCATGGAGCCACTACGCAGGCTCGTGAGTAACTACCGTGATGATTTCCTTCCCGACTTAAACATTGAGTGGGATGACTTGGAGATTGAGACATTGCTTGAGAAGAATGATCTAGAGACACGTTGGCATTTCAACTTACCTACACTTGCACAGCACGTTGAAGGTGTGAATGCAGGACACTTGATCGTGGGTGGTGCTCGTCCCAACACAGGTAAAACATCTTTCCATGCATCACTGATCGCTGGCCCAAATGGTTTTGCACAGCAGGGTGCCAACTGTGTAATCCTCTGTAATGAAGAAGCTACCCATCGGGTTGGGGCACGTTACCTGACAGCCGCTAGTGGTATGACAATGCGGGAGATACGTGACAATCCACGTGAGGCACATCACCGTTGGTCTAAGTTGAAGAGTAACATCCACATCAAGGATGCTACTGGGCAGTCCATGCATTGGGTTGAGTTAGTCTGTAAGACATACAACCCTGACATCGTGGTGTTAGACATGGGTGATAAGTTTGCACCTGATCAATCTCATGAGGGACTGAAGCTGTGCTCTATCCATGCAAGGCAGATAGCCAAGGAGTATGGCTGTGCAATCTTCTACATGTCACAGCTAAGTGCTGAGGCTGAGGGGCGTACCAATCTCAATCAGTCGATGATGGAAGGCAGTAAGACGGGTAAGGCTAGTGAGGCTGATCTGATGCTGTTGATTGCGAAAGATCCTCCAGTCGAAGGTGTTGAAGATGATGGGTATACTCGTCACATTAATGTAGCTAAGAATAAGTTGAGTGGATGGCATGGACGTATCACCTGTAACTTGAACTACTACATCGGACGGTATGAAGTGTGAGCCATGATCAACTGGAGATGTTTGGTCAACCCGTAATACAAGATTACGTAGGTGAAGATGGGCATCTTTGTGTAAAATGCGATACAATAAAACATGTGTCCAATTTTGAAGTTACACCATCGGGTGAAGTTAAAAGGCGTTGCAATGCTTGCGTCAACAAGCAGAACAAAATAATTAATAGGCTGAAAAAAGAAAATCCATATCCTGATGAAGACTATTCTTGCCCAGTATGTGATCGCAAAATAAACGACATTGGGCTACCGGACAGGAAAATGCTGTACAGGTGGGTACTTGACCATTGCCACGACACAGAAACATTTCGTGGCTACGTGTGCCATAACTGTAATACAGGATTGGGTGCATTTAAGGATAACTTAATTGTTATTAAAAATGCGGTGAGATATTTAGAGAGGCACAAGAATGAAATTAGTTCTTGACGTAGAAAACACTGTCACAAAGATTGATGGAAAACTACATTTAGACCCATTTACACCCACAAATTCCCTTGTCATGGTTGGTGTTTATCCTGAAGGGGGTGAGCCGAAGCACTACACATTTGATCACGCAGAATATGATTGCAAGTATGAGTACAGGAAACGTGACTGTGATGATATACAGGCACTACTTGATCAGACTACATTGTTAATTGCACACAATGCACCACACGATTTGATGTGGATGTGGGAAAGTGGATTTAAATATGACGGTGCTGTGTGGGACACAATGCTTGCTGAGTACGTACTACAACGTGCGCAGAAAGAACCACTGTCGTTGGAAGCTGTTGCTGAACGCAGGGACTTACCTGTGAAGAAGCAGGATACCCTGAAGAATTACATGAAGCAGGGTGTACCCATCAATGAGATCCCCTACGAAGAGCTAAAGGAATATCTCTACGCTGACTTAGAGACTACAATGGCTCTGTACTATGATCAATCTCATGACTTCAGGGAAGATGAAAATCGTGGTTTGATGCCTACTGTCGAACTCACAATGGAAACATGTGTGTTACTCGCAAAGATCTATCGGAATGGCTTCACTGTAGATGCAGATGCGCTTGAGGAAGTACGCAAGCAGTTTGAGGATGAGAAATTATCACTTATATGCGATTTAAATGAGTCAATAATATCACTTATGGGTGATACTCCGATCAATCTCAATTCACCTGAACAGTTGTCGTGGGTCATCTACTCTCGCAAGCCAAAAGATAAGACACGATGGGCTAACGAAGTTGACCCATACATGAGTCCTACTGACTTCAAACGATTCATCAATGAGTCAAGTACACCTGTTAGACGTACAAAGGCAGTCAAGTGTTCTGACTGTTACGGTAATGGCACGTATTACAAAAAGAAGAAAGATGGATCTGACTTTAAGAAGCCAAGCAAGTGTGTTACATGCAACGGTAATGGATACACCCTTAATGAGTTACCTAAACTTGCAGGCTTAAAGTTCACTCCGCCTTCTGTTGGATGGCATAGTGCGAATGGATTTAGTACAAGTAAGTCTAACTTGGAGTTCCTAGAACGTGTCGCAAAGACAAAAGGAATGGATGAGGCAGTTGATTTTCTCTCCAAGATTCGTAGACTCAGTGCTGTTGATACTTACCTTAATAGCTTCGTGGATGGTATCAGGTCTTTCATTAAGCCAGATGGCAAGCTTCATGTTCGCCTTACTCAGCACATGACATCGACAGGCAGATTCTCTGGGCGTGATCCTAATATGCAGAACATGCCAAGGGGTGGTACATTCCCAGTGAAGAAAGTATTTGTGTCACGTTGGGAAGGTGGTAAGATTATGGAGGCTGACTTTGCTCAGCTAGAATTTCGCGTGGCGGCATTCTTGTCACAAGATAAAACAGCAATGGAGGAAGTTGCTAATGGATTTGATGTCCACTCGTACACAGCAAAAATTATCACGGAAGCTGGGCAGGTCACTTCTCGGCAGGACGCTAAGGCGCACACGTTTGCCCCTCTGTATGGGGCAACAGGATTTGGCAGGTCACCTGCTGAAGCAGAATACTACGAACACTTCACAGATAAGTACAAAGGGATTGCGAAATGGCACAGGAATCTCGCAACAGAAGTCCTCACCTTCAAGAAAATTACTACACCAAGCGGTAGAGAGTTCTCATTCCCAGATGTCAAACGAAGAAAGAATGGTACAATTACTAATTTCACAGCAGTGAAGAATTACCCTGTACAATCTTTCGCAACGGCTGACATCGTTCCCGCTGTGCTTCTGGAGATTGATGACAGGATGCGTAATCTGAAGTCGTGTATTGTGAACAGTGTGCATGACTCCATCGTGATCGACATTCATCCTGATGAAGTTGGCTTGGTACTATCAACTATTGACGAGATCAACAATTCATTATATTCTATTATATTAGAAAGGTTCGACATTGGGTTTAACGTACCCCTTTTACTTGAACCAAAAATTGGTGTAAACTGGTTGGACCAAAAGGAGGTCAAATATGACAACTGAAATATCCCCAATCAACACAGCTAACTTTGCTGACATGGCTCACGCTATGGGCATGGGTGCTGACATGAGCAGTGGCTCATCAAAATCATCTACACTTCCACGCTTACGCATCTGGAACTCTGCTGTCATGGGACAGGTAGAGGTCAATGGCAAGAAGAAGAACATGGAGGTTGTGCCTGAAGGTACATTCCGTCTTCAGATGCCTGACGATTCGTTTGTCTATGCTGAGCAAGCGAACATCCGTGTGTTCGTTCAACGCTTCATGAACAAGAGGTTTGACGACAAGAACAACATGTACGTCAAAACAATCATGGGTGAAGATCTGAACAATGATCTCAAAGACAATGCTGGCACATTCAATTGTGGTAAGCCCGCAGGGTACATCCCTAATTACAGTGATTACTCAAAGGAGCAACAAGCTTTCTTTAAGACAATCAAGCGCACTCGTGTCATTCTTGGCGAAGTGGAACTGATTAATCCTGTCGATGCTGAAGGCAATGAAGTTGCAGTTGATCGTCAGCCATTCATCTGGGAAGTGGACAATGGTGAAGCTTTCAAAGCTATGGGTGAGCCATTCACTCAGCTAGGCCGTCAAAAGCGTTTACCGGTTCAGCACTGGATCAAGTGTACGACTACTACAGGTCAGTACAGTGGAAATGTCACATACTACGTACCAGTGCCATCACTGGATCTTTCATCCACTATTGATCTTGAGGAAGCTGATCAACAACGCTTCCAAGATTTCATTGATTGGATTGGCAACTACAATCAGTACATCCTCAATGCCTACAATGAGAAGGCGGGCGGTACAATCTCTGACGATGATGCATCACTCGTTGAGGAATTTGTAGATATCAGTGAGGAGTGATCGTGAATCATTCCGCTGAGATAAAAATCCACAGATACCTTGAGGATGTTCGTAAGGCGAAACGTGGCATGTCAGATGCCACAATCGCTCGTATCGTCAAAGATGTGAAAGAAGCTGTTGAGAAACAGTTCAAGCAGAATGAGCGTAAGTTCAAACTGCGCATGTCTAACATTGGCAGGCCATACTGCCAGTTGTGGTACGACAAGAATGCACCAGAGGAAGGTGTAGAACCATCTGCCAACTTTCTGATGAACATGATGATTGGTGACATCGTGGAAGCTGTCTTCAAAGGAGTGTTGACAGAAGCGGGGGTTGAGTTCAGTGATGGATTCAAGTCTACCCTCACATTGGGTAAGCACAAGATTGATGGCACACATGACTTGATCATGGATAAGCGTGTCGATGACATCAAGTCTGCATCCCCTTGGTCATACAAGAATAAGTTCAGTGA